GTCCTCTTGATCGCGTTGCGCCTGTGGCAGGCTCTGCTGAAAGACTCCTCCACAGTTGCCGCGCTGTCGCCTGAGCGCAGGCTTAGCTCTGCACTGATCGCACGACCAGCCTCTGCCTCCACTGTTTGCCAGCCAAACAGTAGAGGCCAGCGCTATTTTCCCGAGGAGCCTAGCAAGCTCATGCGCTGAATATGCTGCACAAGCTCGCTGATCACCTGCAGTCGATGAGACTCTGGCTTGATCCTATCGAGCTGATCGCCTGCAGGCTTGCCATCGATCTCGATGAGCGCAGCGCTCACCATCTCAATAAACACTCGGTTAAGATAAGCTTGATAACCTGCGAGCGCCTCGCGCTCATCTTCTGCGAGCTCATGATGCCATCGAGCTTTAGTGCGCTCATCATCAGGAGCCTCGAGCCAAAGGATGCGCCCGAGCTCGCTGCGCTTATAAGCACCGGCCCTCACCTCTGCCGACTCTCGATCGCTTAAAAAAAGCGCCTTAAGCTTAAAGAGCGTTGCGCCCTCATGCTGAATGAGGCAGCTAAGATCACCAGTCTCGAAATACTTGGCGAGCTCCTCGGCAGTGCCTTGCACAGCTGGGTCGCAGGTCACAACGACCTCGAGAGTCAGATCAGAGTCGGGCAGAAACGAGAGCGCCATACTAGTTACCTCGAGTGAGTGCGAGCCTGAATGGCGTGTTATACAGCTTCTGACCATCTGAGACATCGCCACCAAAGCGCGAGGCCTTATAGGTGAGCTGCTGTCGAGTGATGTCGTTACCACTCGGATCATACTTGGATGGATCAACAGTGAGGTAAGCGGCAGGGATCATGAAAGCCCCACCTTGACCAGCTGCGAGAGGCCCAAAGCCGACAAGCACCTGCCTGAGAGTACGATTGAAGAAATCGCTATTGATGGTCGTGTTCGGGGTGCTGATCGTGAGGCTCAGCTCGACATCCACGTCTGAAACCTCCATATCACGCATCGCGAGGATGCTGTCAGAGTGCCCGACTGGCGTGAGCGTATTGGTCACAGTCAAGGTGAAATCCTCACAGTCGAGCGCGATGCGCCCGAGGGTGTCACCTGTGGTCGCGTCTGTGAGGCTAGTAGGCGAGGCATCGCTGATCACCACATAAGAGCCCCTGAAGAAGCAAGGTGCGCCTGAGTTGTAGACTGGCTCGACAGGCCCGACAGCAGCAGCATGATCATCTTGGATGAGCGCCGCTTGATAGGTGAGATCAGCCATGACGCGCCCATTGTCGAGCGAGAGCTGCATCGACTCGAGCACGCAGCCATAAGCATAAGACCGAAAGCCGACACCATCGACGCGAAAGCTGACAGAATAAAGAGTATTGCCTAGATTTGTGCGCTGTCCGGGCACCCAGCTCTGCATCAGTCGAGCAGTCGCTGTGCCTGTGAAGCCAGAGCTGAAAGCAGGGCTCACAGTCACCTCGCCTGCCACGTCGGCATCTGTCACAGCGCTATACTCTGCGCGACCATTCACCTCGACACCGATGATCCCACCATGCAGATAATTAGCGCTCGAGGTCGGGGTGAAGGTGTTGACATCGCTGATCGCTGTGATGCTGTCGCTGCCTGAGCCTGCGACAAGACTCTCAAAGCCTGCACCGAGGAGCGCGCCAAGATAGCCACCACCGAAATCATAATTTGTGCCGCTCGCCCCGATGGTCGTAAGGTCGAGGCGCAGATTAACTGTGCCGGTGCGACGACGCACGCGAGAGCCACCGCTCCAAACTGTGTCGGGCTCAGGTGGCAAGCCATAAGTGCCATCTCGAGCATCATTACGCTCGCTCACGACCGGATCGCCATAAACGATAATTGGGTCACGCTCGCAAGGGATCGAGACATAAGTGAGGCCCGAGTTATCGGGCAGGCCAGTAGATGAGCTGATCGAGCCGAAAGCAGACTCGATCGCTACGCTGAGAGATCGATGAGTTACGCTCATGCTGATGCCTCCAAATAAAGCAGATCAAAAGGTAAAGAGAGCACAAGCGCTGTGATCTCTGAGGTCGGGTCTAGTAAGGGCTCAGTGACAGGCTCGCCCGGTATCACACTCACGATGCCTGTATTAGCGAGATCATATTGAGGGCCTTTAAGCGTCGTGAGGAGCTTTGCGGCATCCTCAGCGATGAGGCGCTCGAGGTAGTGCAGCTCGCCTATATCATAGCGCACTCTAAGCACGACGCGAGCTCGCCTGCGACCTGAGAGCCCAGCCTCGCCATCATCGATCGCAAAAGCATCGAGCCTCAGCTCGAAATACCTCATCGTGTTCTGGTGATGATCGAGAGGCCCGACTCGGCCTGAGCTGTTAATCGCGACAAAGCCATGATGCAGATCAGTCTTAGGCAGTACAGCCTCGATCTGATCCTCGAGATATGTGAGCGCTGCGTTAATGCCTTGACTCATCGGGCCTTACCTTTGATTTTCTTAGTGAGCTCAGCCTGCACTGCTGACACTAGCACATTCACATCGCGAGGAGATAGACCGAGAAACTCGCGCTCGGCATTAACATCATAACCATAGTGGCGAACATGAGCAGCGAGGCCGATGATAAAGCGGCTCGCAGTTGCATCGAGCACGACAAGATTCTGCATAAGCGCGCCTGATAAGGTGAGGTCGACCAAGGCGCTCGAGCCTGTGCCATGCTTTCGGCTCTCTCGCTTATATTGATCATAACCACCAGCATAAAAGACAGTGCGACCGGTGCGCGACTTGCGCCCACCTTTAGGCTTTAGGCGAGCTCCTCTGAGAGGTATGTATATAGGTCGAGTCGAGTATGGTGCATAAGATGAAAACTTGCGCCCATCTGCATCGATGCCCTGCGACGTACGCAGCTTAATGGCTGCGAGCATATTCTGAGCAAAACGCGCAGAATCTTTCGCAGTCCATAAACTCGAGGGCAGATTCAGATTGATGCGCGCAGCCATCTAGTGCCTCATGCCTCGCGTCGGTGTAAAGGTCTGGTCGTATTGGGTCTTGCTGTAGCTACGCCATGATGCGCGCATGTCTCTAAAGCTGCCGCCTTTCTTGGCGATGTCGAGCTCTCCCTCATCGACTATGTTATCACCCTCTCGATCGAGGGCGAGTGAGCGCAGACTGATGTCGAGGAGCTGCATACAGCGCTCGCGCATGGCGTTTGCTGTGTCGAGCTGATTGATCGCCTCATACACTCGAGCGGCTGTGCAGTAGGCATGAGCGTTGGCAAAGCTCTCAGCGTTAAATACCTCATCCTCGGTTACATCGACCTCATCTTTAAGGTGATCTCGGATCATGAGGATGATCTCTTGCAGACTGGCATCGATCTGAGGCGAGAAGCTGCTCTGCCTCCTCGGCACCATATCCGCAAGCTGTAAAAACTGCCCGACAAGATCATCATGCGAGAGCCCGGTATCGAATGGGCGAGGAGTGATCTTAAGCAGGCCCTTTACAAGGCACTGCTCTGTCTGCTGCCCGAGGTCGAGCTGATAGCTGACCTGCCAAGGATAATACCCAGTCGTGCTAGTGATCGAGCTGGGCACAGTCGCATAATAGAGCGCAAAGACAAGCGAGGCGCTCGCGCTCAGGTCAATCTCTCTAGGCAAGGGCTCAGCTAAGATCGCAGTCGTGCCAACCATGCGCACGACTGTAACCGAGTAAATCGTATCGCCATTGGTAACGAGATGAGCCTTGATCTGATCAGCCTGCAGCGCTGTGGCTTGGCTGTCGACTGTGAGGGTGCGTCGGTCATTACCGATCGCTGATACAGTCGCATCGGCTCGAGTCTGAGTCATGACCACAGCTGAGGAGCTGCCGACTGTGAGTGAGGGTGCTGAGCCGAGAGGCCCAGGCGCGACCCACTCAAACACCATCGCCTGACCTGTTATCGATTTAATCATCTCGCGCCTCCTGCGTTGGCATCGGTGATGTCTTGAGCTGTGGCTTTTGTAAGGTTAGCAGCCTCAAAGAAACTTTCGGTGATAGGTGACCAGCTGTGCCGGCAGTTGTAGCCACCCCCATAGGTCTTGACTGGCAGGCCCTGCCCATTATTAAGCCGCCTCATCTGCTTTTCATCGACCACCTTATTGATGAGAGGTCGGCAAAAGTCGCGAGTTTCACCATCTCGAGGGCCTGTGTATAAATACAGGTCGAGCTCAAGCTCAGCAGCTGCCGAGGCTTGAGCGCTGCGCCCGACTGAGGCGAGCTGAGTGCGAGCGACTGTGAGCTGACGACCGGTCGACTGCTCGAGGCGCTGTGCTAGTGGCGTGAGTGCCTGAGCGACAGGCACACCGACCGAGATCGACTGCAGAGATGCGCGCACCGAGGCGAGCGAGTCTGGCAGAATAACATCATCAAACACAGCCTCAGCCGCGCTGATACCGACCAACCCAATCTCGGGCATGTCACCTATATCAGCGCCTGCGACTATGACTTGCAGGGTATCGAGCGCAGAATCAATGATGCGCTGCTCGGCCTGCATAAAATCATCGACTGCGAGGCCGAGGCCCGAGCGCACGATGAAATCGAGAAGCTGCTCTCGAGGTAGTGAGAGGAGCTGCTCAGCTGATGTGAGCTCAAGCGCGCTGCGCAGGTTGCTCACCATCTCTCGCTTGGCGAGTTTGAGCGCGAGCGCTAGTTGCCGCTCGGCTCTTACCTCGGCCTTAAGCTCTTTAACCTTGGCGAGGATAAGGTCACGTCTCGGCCCCGGTGGCAGCTCACGCGCCTGCGCGCTGAGATCCTCGATCGCTATCTGATCAGCGTCTTGTCTCTCAGCGAGCAGGGTTGCATGAGGTCGACCACATGAGCAGAGCACTATACCTCAGAGGCCTAGAGGCAGTCAGTCAAGACGAAACCGAGGTTGCCATCGATGACCTTGATGAGATTGCTCTCATCGGCCCAGACGTTACGACGAGTGAGGTCGAGAGCGTCATACTGCCCTGCCTTCATGTCCTCAAAGACCATGTTAGCGGCAGCGACAGGCATCATGCGCACGCCCGACTTGCTCTGCACAGCGTCAGAGCCATGCAAGATGCCCATAAAGAGGCTGTCGTT